CGTTGAAGAATATGGGTTGGAAGGAAGAAGCAATCCAGTCGGAAGACAAAATCAAATCTTCTTCTAAGAAAAAGCCGAAAGGCGAGGTAAAAGAAAATGGCAACACATAAAGGAAGTGAAGGAACTGTAAAAGTCGGTTCTAATGCTGTAGCTGAAATTAAGTCTTACTCAATAGAAGAATCTGCTGATACTTTAGAAGATACTGCAATGGGTGATACTGCTAGAACTTATAAATCTTCTTTAACTTCTTTCTCAGGAAGTTTAGACGTATTTTGGGATGAGACTGATACTAATGGACAGGGTGCTCTAAGCATAGGTTCTGAAGTAACATTGAATGTTTATCCCGAAGGAGATGCATCGGGCGATACTTATTATACTGGCACAGCTATTGTTACTGGCGTTTCAAGAAGTGCATCATTTGATGGATTGGTTGACGCTAGTGTTTCTGTACAAGGTACAGGGGCTTTAACATCAACAACAGTATAATACGATGTCAGTAATAGATAACGCAAAAAAGCATTTTGCAGAGCAAGATGTAAAAGTAATCGAAGTGCCTGAATGGGGTGAAGATGATAAACCTCTAAGAATATTCAGTAAGCCATTGACGTTAGCTGAAACTTCTAAACTTTATAAAATGAGTAAAGAAGATGATTTAACGATGATGGCTTATGTTCTTATATATAAAGCATTAGACGAAAATGGAGACAAGCTATTTGATTTAGGCGATAAAAATGCCTTATTAAATAGTGTTGATAGAGAGATATTGGTAAGCGTTGCTACACAAATCATGGGTCAAGAACCTATTGAGGAAACGAAAAAAAACTAATAAAGGATGCTAATTTATATGTGCAATATGCACTAGCTGAAAGGCTTAACAAGACTTTACAAGAAATACAGCAAATTAGTGTCCAGGAATATCAAGGATGGATAGCTTACCTAGAGTTAGCTGAAGAAAAAAGAAAAAATGGCAAATAAAAAAGTAAAGTTTGAATTAACAGCGGTAGATAAAACAAAAGCTGCTTTTAACAAAGTAACCAAAGGATTGGCAGGTGTTGGCTCTGTAGCTGGTAAAGCCAGTATGGCTATAGGCAAAGTAGGATTAGCTGCTACTGGTGCCGCTATTGGTATAGCTTTATTTACAAAAAAATCATTTGATTATATTGATACTCTTGGCAAAACAGCATCAAGAACAGGTATCGCCACTGATACATTGCAAGCATTTCAATTGGCTGCTATTGAGTCAGGGACTACTATAGAACAAACTCAAAAAGGCTTAGAGAAATTTGCTAGATCAATAGGTGATGCAGGTAGAGGACTTAAAACTCAAGCTGATATATTTAGAGACCTAGGTGTCGAAATAAAAAATCAAGATGGGTCTCTAAGAAGTTACGAAGAAATTTTATTTGATGTGGCTGAAGGGTTAGGTGAGCTTGGCTCTGAAGCCGAAAGAGCTACAGCATTAGCTAATTTATTTGGTAGAGCAGGAATACAATTTAGTGAAATCTTTAGAGATGGTGCTGATGGTCTACAAACATTTATTGATAGAGCTAATGACTTAGGAATTATATTAGACAGAGATACTATCAAAGGTGTTGAAAAATTTAATGATACAGTATCGGTAATAAAATTACAGGTAGGTGCATTTGCAAATAATATAACTTCAGCATTTGTTCCAGCGTTACAACTAATAGCGGAAAAAATTGGCGCAACAATAACCGCTAACAAAGATGCTGCTGGTGGATTTGATGCTTTAGGTAAATCTATATCTGTTTCTGTTTTAAAAGCTATAAAAAACGTAATTATATCTTTTAATAATATGTTTGATTCATTGCGTATGAAATTTGTTAAATTTCAAATGTCAGGATTGGGCAAAATGATGTTTGGAGATATAGTTTCAGAAAGTGATAAAGCAAGAGCAGCATTTATAGATCAAAGAGAATATTTAGATGAATTAACTAAAGCTATGCGTTCAAATTCGCAAGTTTATTTAAGCGTGTCAAGACGAAAACATTTTGATGGATATGCCGAAATAAATGATGAAATAATGAGGGTAACAAAATCATTAATGGGAATGAATAAAGCGCTTGAATATGATCCTAGTGGAGACAGTTCTCTTACATTTATAAACGAATTAATTGAGGCAGTAGAAAACGGAACATTATCATCTAATGAATTCTTTGAGTCATTTCAATCAGGTATGGTTGATAACCTCAATCCTTTACAAGTATTTGTAGCTACATTAGAAGACCTCGAAAAAACAATGCAAACAACAGCAGTCAATACAATGAAAAAGTTTGAAGATGCTATTGTTGATGGTTTAAAAACAGGAAAATTAGAATTTGAAAGTTTTGCAACTTATGTTGTAGAACAACTTGCCAGAATAGCAATACAGCAAATGGTACTTAAACCCCTTACAGGTGCGTTTGGTTCTTTCTTTGATGGTTTTGGAGATTTGTTTTCAGCAGATGGCGGTGGTTATACAGGTATGGGTGCTAGAGCAGGTGGTGTAGATGGTAAAGGTGGCTTCCCAGCAATACTACATCCAAATGAAACTGTTATAGACCACACAAAAGGACAAGGGATGGGTGCTACAGTAAACTTCAACATATCAACAGTTGATGCAGCAGGATTTGACCAATTGCTAACATCAAGAAAAGGATTAATAACACAAATAATTAACAATGCCATGAACACTCAGGGCAAAATGGGGATAGCATAATGAGTGGTGCATTTCCTACAGACCCGAACTTTAGCTCAATAAACTTTAAAGACAATAGACCTACATTGTTGAATCAAACCCTATCAGGCAAAAAGTCTGCAAGACAAATAGGCTCTCAGCATTTTTCATTCACAGTTCAAATGCCACCATTACAACAAGAGAAAGCACAGGAGATATTTGCTTTCTTACAAAAACAAAAAGGTGCTATTGGTAACTTTACAATACAAGCACCATTAGATAATTTAGGTGCAAGTAAAAACGAAGCAGACATACTTGTTAACACGGCACATTCAGTAGGTGCCGAGACTGTAAATATGGATGGTTTTTCAGCAACTACCGGTGTTCTTAAAGCTGGTGATCTAATTAAATTTGAAAATCATTCAAAAGTATATATGGTGCAAGAAAATGAAAATGCATCAGGCGGTGCTGCTACTGTAAAAATATCTCCAAATCTTGTTAGCTCTTTAGCAAATAATGAAGAAGTTATTGTAAACAAGCCATCTTTTACTGTATATCTTGATAATAATGATATTATGTATAGTACAGATGCTAGTGGTTTTTACAGCATTTCATTTGATGTTAGAGAGGTAATAACATAATGCCAAGAAGTTTATCAACAGATTTACAAGCACAAGTATCCGCAGCAGAAACCAAAACAGCGTTTCTTGTTGAATTAAATTTATCTACAACTATAAGACTTACCGATTGGTATTCAGATGTTACTTATGATTCTAATTCTTACGAAGCTGGTGGTTCTTTTTTAGCAGTTGAATCAGCAACAGAAACAGGCCAATTACAAATTGATGAAATAAACATATCTTTCTCAAATGTGACTAACGAAGTAAGAGGTTTGGTTCAAGGAGGCGCATTTACAGATAAAATAGTTGAAATATATATAGCTTATTTTAATGAAAATGAAACTTTAGTAGGTGCTATAAATTATTTTACAGGCCAGATAAGAAATGTATCTATATCAGAAGATATAAAAAACTCTACTATAAATATGGTGGTGGCTTCGCATTGGGCAAATTGGAATTTAACAAAAGGTAGGCATTATTCGGATGAATCTCAAAAATCAGTTCACGCAGGTGATAGAGGTTTAGAGTTTGCAACGCAAGTAAAATCAGATGTAAGGTGGGGTAGTTAATTATGGGCCCAGTATTACCAACACCCCCAACCTTTTTCCAAAAAATTGGTGCATTTATATCTAAGTTTTTATCTAAAAAAGTAATTTCTTGGACAATGGTTGCAGCAACAGTTATAACTGGTGTTAAAGGCTTTAGACAAATGGCAGATATGTTGTCTAAAGGTCAAGACATTATGGCTAACAAAACTGCTGCTGGTGGAAAGATACCAGTCATATATGGAACAAGAAGGGTTGGTGCTCAAATTGTATATATGGACACAGCACAAAACAGGTCAAGAGACTTATTTGTTGTTTATGCAATATCAGTCGGTGAATGTGAAGAGATACTTGGCAGAACTATTGAGATAGATGGCAATAGTATTCTTGATGGCAATATCTACAAGGGCGGCGGGTATGTAGGCTCAGACAAAATATCATCAGGTAATGGTTCTTTAAATACTGCATCTCAAGTTGGTGATAATCAGTATTCACAAGCAGGAACATTGGGAACTAACCCAGCTTTAAGATACTCTTTTGTGTTTAACCTACATCATGGTGCGTCTAGTCAAACAGCAGACCCAATGCTTAGAGCATCTATACCTACTGAGTGGACTGCTAACCATAAGCTAAATGGCATTTGTTATATAGCAGCTTCTTTTGATTACGATAAAAAGGGAATGTATCAAGGCGTTCCGCAAATAACAGTACAAGTTAAGGGTAAAAAGGTTTTTGACCCAAGAGATAGCTCTACCAAGTGGTCATCTAACCCAGCTTTATGTTTCTTAGATTACATACAAAATGATGAGTATGGTAAAGGTTTAGCAACATCACAGATAAACATGACCACTATCAGTGCTGCTGCAACTGCATGTGAAGTAGAAGTAGATCAACCTTACTATAATGACACTTATCAAGACTTAACTTGGAGTGGAACTGCTGGTAATGACTTTATAGTTATTAATGATAATGATGATTGGTGGCAAAACAAAGTAGATGAAGTTATAGATATAAGAGATTCTAATAATGCAAGTATATTTTCTAATGCTGTAAGTATTACAGGTTCTACAAGATATCAATACTATGATTCTGTGCAAGAAAACAGGTTATATATAGATGACGTTTTAGCAAATAGTTATACAAATGAAGCAGGAAACGCTAGAGCTAAAGTTAAAAGATTTCATTGTAATGGTTATATTGACACCAATAAGAATGTCATGGATAACGCTAAAGAGCTTCTTGCAAATATGCGAGGTATCTTTCTTTATATTGATGGTAAGTATGAATTACAAATAGAAGATACAGGAACATCTACATTTAGCATCACAGATGACCACATCATAGCTGATGCTGGTATATCAGTTGATTATGGTAATAAAGATAAAAAGGCAAATAAAGTTGTTATTGAATTCTTTAACGCTAACAAGAAATACGAACTTGATACAGCTACAGTTTTACATGATGCTTCTCCTGAATACTATT